AAAGACCTTGCCAGGCTCCAAGCTAATCGACTCAGCAGCAGAGAATGCATCCGTATGCGATCTGTTAAATGCAGTCTGTATGTCTATGCTCTCAGCAACGCTAGAAGAATCATTCAACAGCTTGCCAATGCCTAGCGTATCTATCTGGTCTGTCAGTGACCCAGAATCAATAGATACCTTGCCGATTCCTATTAGCGCGTCATCGGAGGCCGTAGATGCGTCACTAACACGCTTGCCTGTACCCATAGAAGCTAGGTCTGTAATAGCCTGCGAATCGGTTACAGCCTTACCTACGGACTTAGCCTGGCTATCAGACAGCCCCAAAGCGTCAGCAAAAAACCTGAAGATTAGGAAGTCACCAAAGTTTATAGTGGCAACGGCCTTCTTAAAGCCTATTTCGGCTACGGCTTTCTTAAACGCTATGGCAGCTTTGATCATGCAAAGTCTTCCCGGATGTAAAACTCTAGTATCTCAAATACTGTTTCAATCTTGCCGCTGTCATACGTAATCTCAATCTCGCCTTGGTAGTAGCCCTCATTTAGGTTGAGCTGGGTGCCTGAGAACGAGAACACTGCAATGCCGTCCTCAAAGTTATCTCCGACATCAGCAGCAGCCAGGGTAAATAGCGTAGCAGTAGTATCTTTTGCCCTAAACTTCAGCGCGCAAGAGCCACCAGAAAAGTCTATAGCACTGCCATCATCCGCTCTCTTTATAACGGCTTGTATTTGCGGGGCCTGGTCGCCCTGCACTAGTTGATAAGTCATCTCATTACTCCGGCTCAGTTGGCCATATTATATCATCTAAAGACGTAGCTTCAGAGTGCGTTTCTGGTATGTCTCGCAGGGCTTGCCTGTAGGTCGCCCATTCTGCCTTCTTTGCGTCTGTAAGCTGGGCATCGAGCATTTGCGTCCAATCACAGCTATATAGCTTTATATCTCTACTGCCTCTTACGTCTTGCCAAAACAATGCACCACTAAATGCCCACGCTGAATCTACCCACTCATGATATACGGAAGGCTGAGAACCCCTTGTCTGCCAGCCATTATTCCAATACCAAGTATTGATAACGTCCTGATCATTAGATTCATGGCTTATATGCCTAGCAACGCATCCACTATATTCTTGACCATCGACGTACATATCATCAACAGCAGGACTGATCGTATATGCCACCTGACCATCTGACTGCACCATTGCTACTTTTATCATGTCAGTATTCCAATTAGATTTGTCTTGAAGCCGCCACCAAACGATCCAGATGGACTAGGCGCTGCATTAGTTACTGGCGTTATTTTCCCAGCTATCGTTTTAGCAGTAAAGTTGAACTCCTGAAAGAACGAATACAGTATTGAGAAGTTAGGGAAGCCTTGAGGACTTCTGCCAACCTGATTTTTGCCGCTCATCAACGTATATACTCCGCTCATAGATGCAACCGTAAATGATGTCGGGGTAGTAGATGTCGATGTTAAGTCATCAAATGACACTGCTGATACTCTTAAATTAGAGTTGTTCGAGCTATACGCCTGCTCACCATTAGCTTTGTAAACATTTAAGCCGTGATCTGGTGAGCTATTAGTAGGCATATCTCTCGATCTAACACCTATAAAATAATCTACAGTAAAGCTAGAGCTTGCCTGCCAAGGGGCGAAGAATGCGAACCCGTCAGAATACACCGCTAAAGTTATCTGTCTAGTAAATGTTTGTGCAGTTGGCTTGGCAAATATCAGATAATCAGTTGGCGTATTAGCAGGAAAAGAAACCTTGTTAAGGGTCTGCGTCCCAGCAGAATTGACATAGCTTCTAGTCACCGAGCCACTAGCAAACGACGATATGTTGTCGTAGGTTGCGTCAATCTGCGTAAAGCCTGATTGGTTTTTAACCAAGATGCCGTAGCTCATATCCTAAACACCTGCACGTTATATGTGCCAGCATTTGTGCTGTCAGTATTATTCACGGTGAACTGATTAGTGCCGATACTAAGCTCTAAAAATAGATTGCTTCCCTGAGTTTCATTAAGCCCCCAAGTGCCATCATTAGTTAGCCCAGATACAGATACGTTAGTCGATGAACTAGCCGATACTGACCCAGTATAAAAAGCCACATAGCGAAACTCTCTATCAGTCGTATCTAGCCTGATATTAGAGCTTGCGTCATATACCTTTAAACCATAAGCCATTAGGACAAATCACCAAGTTGAACGCGCAGCGTTGATCCTTCGTAAATCTTTATAACGTCTGACTCTATCTCCATCCTTGACCCGCTTGCAGCAGACTTAATGCTAATTCCCGCGCTTGCAGTTCCTGCAATATTTACCTGACTAACATCAATAGTGCCTGTCTTTAGCAGGCCACCATTTATAGTAGTGATCTCAGTGCTAGATGCATCAGCAAGCTCACTGTTTAGATTAGTAAATGTAACCAAGCCATCGAACTGGAAGCTGGCAAAAGGTGTGCCAAACGTAAGAGTTTGTGTGCCGCCAAAAGTAGCTTCTGTAACATAATAACTGGTAGCCCAATACTTAGCGTCACCCCCAGTGTTAGTTGGCGGTGTTCTTGACCAGTTAGTAGTGAGACCACCAAATGCTCCAGTGCTAAAGTTGTAGGACGTTGCAGACGGGCTTGACGGTGCAGTAGCAGATGACAAATAGTAATAAACATACCCAGCAGCATTTCTAGGGCCGTCATCTCCGTTAGTGCCGTTAGTGCCGTTCGTTCCGTCAGTGCCGTCAGCCCCGTTCTCTACGAACAGAACAGGCGCAGTCCATGATAAGCTAGAGTCAGTACCTGTTGGCCCGCTTATTTGCGCTTTGGTTATCGATATATAAACAGGATCAGTTCCGCTTGGTATCTCCTCAGACCAGCCAGATGGGGCAGTAATCGTATTAGTAGTGAAGTTATAAGAACCCCCAGAAGGTGAGCTAGGAGTGCTAGTCGCTCTTTTGTGAACAGCAAACGTAAACGTACTTAGACCATTAGCACCGTCAGTACCGTCAGTACCATCAGTGCCATCATCACCATTTTCAGCAATAACCACGGGTGTTGACCAAGTGCCTGCTGTAACCGTTCCCGTATCACCAGATATAGAGAACTGGAATGTAGCCTCGTAAATCGGATCAGTCCCAGAAGGTATAGTTGTAGACCAACCGCTAGGGGGTGTTAGTACGTTAGTTCCAAAGTTAAACGTACCGCCTGTTGGAGTAGATGGTGTGCTAGTAGCCCTCTTAAATATCGGAGCCGTAAAGGTAGACTTGCCGTCAGTACCAGAAATAGCAGCAGCATTAGTGGTAGCTGATACCTCAGCGGTAAACGCAGACTTGTTGCCGCTGTAATCAACAGACTTAAACTTGTAGTAGAAAGTGGTTGCATCAGCCAAGCCGCCATTCAAGAACTCAGCATTAGCACCAAAGCCACCCCCTACAGTAGCGACCTCAGAGAACGATCCACCAGAAGATGTGGCACGATAGACCTCCACATTAGAAAAGTCCTTATCCGATGGGTTAGTCCACTCAAGACTGATTGATTTATAACCAGCGGTTGCTGATATAGATGTCGGCAATGCAGGCGCAGTAGTATCTCCGACAGAGCCTTGGTTGGCATATACAAACCCACTCTTAACGCCAAGCGAGTTGATTGATCTAACTCTCGTGTAGTAGGTCGCACCAGCCTCAACTGGAGAGATTCTATAAAGGGTATCGTCAGTCACTACAGACTGGAATGTGCTGTTATCTGTAGACCACTGAACATCATACTGATCCACGAATGAGTCAGTACTTGCTGTCCACGAAACAACCATAGAGGTAACGATGGTTCCGTCTAAAGCAACACTGGTCTCAGCGTTAGCCTGTAATCCAGTAGGAGGTACAACACTAAACGGATCAGGAAGTTCAGTATCTGGGTAAACAGTTTGCTGTGCAGCCAGGTCATAGGTATAGATAGTGGAATCATACTCAAGAAGGTTAACAGAGCAGGTTCCATCGTAGTTCATTGCGATAGACTCAACCTGGAAGGGCTTGCCGCTCCATCCTGGGGTAGGATGCGTGACCGTTACCACATCCCCTACTGTTAGCTGTAAAGCCTCGCTAGTGGCCTTAAATGACGTTCTAAGCGCATTCCTAGACCGCTTCAGTATGACCCTGGCTAAATCCCTAGCAGCGTAGTAATTAGTCACTGTATCGAGAGTAAGCTCTTCAACTAGTAGAGTTCCGTTATCCTCTGCAAGCAAGGCTGTCTCTTCGGTTGATCCCCCAGCAGGCCACACCGCTTGATCAGGTTGATAGTCAACATCTGGGTTAGCAAACTTAACTAGGACGCGGTTAAACTTATTCTCTTTAGTCTCTCCCGCTATAGAGATGCCACCGACAATAGTATCAGTATCAAACGAAAATACGCTAGACCGCGACTTATCAATGATCAGGCCGTATTCGCCTTGACGGTAAGGCAAAAAGCCTCGACAGCCCATTAGCATCTTTTCTATATTGTCGAAAAGGGTCTCATCTGTCTGTAGTACAGCATTACACTCAAATATCTTACCTGTTGATCCACCAGAGTAAAACGTAACAGACTGATCACAGTCATCCGCTGCATCCTCAAAAGCATCGTCATCGATAGCAGCAGTAGGAATACCCTTGCCGTAGCGATCATTAGTGAGGTAGTCGCGAATACATAAAGCCGGGTTATTACTCCATGCAGTTGATCCATTTCTTGGGTCGTAAACTTTACGGCCCTTAACCACGGCAGTAATCTCAGGAACGCCCTGGAATACATCCGCATCCCATTTCAAGCGTATTGCAAGGTACGCAACACCACTCAGCTTATGGCTCGATGTCCAGCCTGCGTTAGCCTCAGTAAGCAGTGGATCATACGTCTGGTTATCAGCGCCAGTGTGTACGTTGATAGTATAAAGTCCAGAGTATTTACTGTCAGTGATAGGGTTATCATCGATGTAGATGTCAGTGATTGACTCTACTTCGCCTTCAGCCATCGCTAAAGCAATGTATAAAAACTCATTCTTAGCCCCACCGCTTACATCTTTAGTAGATACGAATACCCTTACACCACCTACTCTGCGTTCACCGTAGATGACAGGGATAGGCTCGATGTTTGACTCTTTGTTGATCAGAACGCCAGCCATATCGTCGGCAGCTTTCTTGGCCTTCTTCATGGCCTGTTGCGTCATTACATACGAAACGGCAGTAGAAGCTACAGCTATACCTATAATCCAACCTAGAGTTAAAGCCATTATTTACGTCCCCATTTCAAATCTTTGATCGTGTTAGCTGCAAACTCAAACCCATCATCATTAGGGAAGTGTATCTTTTGCGAGTTGTCGTTTGTCTTCCGGCCATTCTCTTTCTCAAAGTCCTTCCAGTGAGAGGCGCAGTTAACCTTTACCTCACTGCTATTCTCTGTGTCATCAATAGCATACCCGGTCATCAATCCATCGAATATTAATATAGGCGCGCCAATTACCGCATCTGAATCATTGAGAACAGCTCGGTAAACTTTTACTGGCCTATCTATGTATGCTTGAGACAGAAACAGGCTGACGTAAGACTGCTCCACGCCTGATAAGGTGATGTCTACGGTGTTAACTCGAAGCTCAGAGGTTTCGACAGGATCGCCGACAGATAGGAAGTGAGAGCTACTCGACCAGGTAGCAGATAAAGCGGAAACATCTCTGTCCCAATCTGTAATATATAAAGGGGTACTGAACTCTAACTTAATTAAAGTCGCAAGGTTAAAATCATCCTTTGCAAGCTCTGCAATGGTTGCCGAGTCTATCGCTCTTGTCATTATATTGCCTCAATGAAATCTACTTCGTAGTCTACCAGAGACGATAACCCCAATGAATATTCTTGGACATCATTGTTTAAACGTACAGTAAAAGGTACGTTATCGTAAGTAATCGCAGTATCGTTTGCCGTAGCCTCGCGAAGACCCGGCTGTATGCTCAGTGTGCCTGACCCGGTTAAGTCTGACACAATAATA